ATAGTAAAGAATATATTTTGGTATGTAATTAGAAAAATGCACTAATGGTTAGTATGTCAGTAAAAAAAAGCAGCCCAGAATTTAACAAACTGGACTGCTTACTGACAATAAACCCAAAGGTTTAACTTTTTTCACCTCAAAGATATATAAAAATGACAAACAAAACTAGAATTTATTTAATTATTCAGCAGCGTCGTGCAGTCAGTTTACAAGACATTTACGACATAACAAAACTGGATCGTATGCAAGTACTTAGGGCAGTTAGCCATTTGTGCCTAAAACGTAAAATAAAGGCTTTTAGTGATGATACTGGTAGATACTTTAAAATAAACGATAAACCCCTTTAAAATGGCAAAAAAACTATTTACAGCTATTGTATTTATGCAAAACATAAATGAACAGCCTAAAAAGTATCGTAATATAGCAAACCTTAATTCATTTAGATTATTTGTAGAAAGTATTAACGGATTATACTATAATTTGTATGATAAATCTACTAAACTTTTCGTAGAACGTATATACATAAAAAAAGGGCAGTAGAAACTGCCCTCGCTTTTTTACTTACAAAACCATATATTATACACCTATGAAAGGAATAGTTGTTTCTCTGCTGCTCTACGTGCCACCAATCCTTTATTTACCACACCACCAGAATAAGTCCAGCGATCAAATTGCGATGCTACTGTATTAATATCTGCACCACTATTTAATAAATCTAATAATGTGCTGCTTTCAAATGCTCCTTGACCTACATTATAAGAAAAACTACTTAATGCTAATAATTGATTGTCATTAATTGGCACTGTTACTTTAGATTTAACAAGATCAAAATCTTGTTGTGCTTCTGCTAATAACCATCGTTTAGCTGTATCCTTATCTATAATATCCGTTTTTTGTACTGGACGATTTTCGTCCCAGTTATATTGTGATCCATATCCTACTGAATAACCAGTACGATCCCAATAGGGTACAGCATAAAATCCTTCAAAGCTGCTAATTAAGTTAAATAAACTATCACTAACACTGCCAAAAGCAGTGCTATTTAAAGCTGTTGCTATTCTTGTTCTAAGCATATATAAAATTATTATAGTAGTACCGACACCCAGTGCTACTTTTTTATTCCTATCCATTATTTTGTATTTGATGCGTCAGAAGCACTAGCACCTAATAAAAAGGTACTAATAGTAGCTATTAATTGTCCAGCAGTTTGTAATTTGCCAGTACCAGACTGTGCAAAGTATCCACCAATGGCAGCTAATAAACCAAATATTGTAGTTTTAGCGTTTTTCATTGTCTTTAAGTTTTTTAATTTTTTGAATATTGTACACAATAGTAGTTACACCAGACAATATACCAATACACATTAAACCTATTTTAGTCATTTGTTCAATGTCTAACATACTTGCAACGTATGCAAGTGCAGTTAATGCAGTACCTCTTATGCTGGTCATATCTATATTATTGTGTGTCATTTTCTTGCTTAAGTTCATCGTTTAACACTAATAAAGCGGTATTAACTGCCGTAACGCTTTCAACGTTTTCAAAAAGACCTCTTTTAATAGCTGCATCGATTACTTGTTTAATGATGTCAAATGCTTGTTTCTTTTCCATAAGTGTATTTTTTTATAAAATTAAGAAATAATTGTAAGATTTAACTTTCCAGCCGCCCAATTATATGCAAAATCGTTGCTAGTTGGACTGCTTTCATATGTTTGATAATCTGCACCGTCCATAGTTAAACTACCAGAAGCAAGTGCATTGCCTTGCATATCCATTTCATTTGCATAAAGTACATAATAAAATGTTGCACTGGTTGTAAGGTTATCGCTTGTAGCTACTAGGTTTAAATAGTTAGCATTAACTATTGCACCATTAAACCATATACCTACTGGTTGTATTTGTTTCATATTATTGTATTTGAATGTAGTTAGTAGTTCCGTTTCCAATTAATGTAGTACTTACACCAGTTGCCAATGTTAAACTTGTTACAGTTGTAATAGTTCCAGCAGCAATAAATGTATTTGATCCACTTCTAGCTATTGTTAATGGACTAGCAGAATAGTTTTTAATATAATATACCATACTTTGTCCATTGGTATCTGGTAAAGTTAATGTTACACCAGCACCACCATTAAAGAAATAAAAACTTGTATTTACAGTAGCAGTTGTATTTGTACTAAATGTTAAACCACCAATACCTAAACCACCAGTAAAACTTTGACTAGTATTTTGCAGTTTACCTTGACCATTACTTGATGTAGCTCCGTTTAATAATAAATTACCACTTGCGTCAAATTGACCTTTTAAACTTTCTCCAGTTTTAAAATATAAAATAGATCCGTTTATTTCCATTGGAATATTAACTGTAGCTGCATCATTAAACGCGTTTAATTTTACAGATGTACTATCATATGTACCATATTGAATTGCTAAATTAATATCAGTAGTAGGGCGAACTTGTAATTTTGCAGCATTTGCACCACTATAAGGTGTAGATGTATTTATACCAACGTTACCAACATTAGTTATACGCATTCTTTCAGTAGAATTTGTAAAAAATAAAGTATCGGTATTTTGTTCATTTTGAATAAAGAAATTATTAGTTACCCCTGATCCATAACCAATATAACCCATTTCACCACTAGCATTTGCAAATGTTAAATAATTTTGACCAGTTGCAGATGTTGTTTCCAATCTTAAAATTTCACTTACACTTTTAACGTGTAATTTAGCTGCTGGACTTGTTGTATTAATTCCAACATTTCCAGCATTACTAATTCTCATTCGCTCAGTACTATTTGTATAAATTAACAATGGTATATTTGTTACACCATACAAATTTATTTGACTATTAGACGTAGAAATTTGTAAATTTTGTGTACCAGCATTTGAAAAAGACACTCTTGTATCTTGTGTAGTATTGTTAAAGTTTGCAATATATGTTAGTGATCCGTTTACATCTAATGATGCAGCTGGAGTAGTTGTACCAATACCAATATATGTACCACTATCAAATAATAAACTACTTGTTAAACTTGTTGTACCATTAAATTTTGGTACATAGTTTGTAACACCAGTACCAGTTATAGGATTGCTTAAAGCAGCTTGTTTATTATTAAATGTATTCCAATCAGTACTAGATAAATAACCAGACTGAATAGCACTACTTTGTTTTACTGCTATTGTAGTTCCTGATCCAATTACTGCACCAGTACCACCAGCAATAGTTAATACACTACTTGAGGTTTCAGTTAAATTACCAAGACTTAAAGCAGATTGTTTATTATTAAATGTATTCCAATCAGTGTTAGTTAAATAACCACTTTGACCAGTGTTAGCTACTTGAATTGAAAATGCACCAGTACCACTATTATAAGATAGTGGAGTAGTTGCACTGAAAGCTGTTAAACTAGCTTTGCTATTAAATGTATTCCAATCAGTACTAGATAAATATCCAGACTGACTAGCACCAGCTTGTAAAATGCTAAATGCACCAGTGCTGCTATTATATTGTAGTGGAGTTGTACCACTTAAAGATGTTAAAGTAATATAACTGCTGCTATCTACTGATCCGTCAGCTTTTAAAAATTGGCTAGACGTTCCACCAGATTTAATTAAACTGGTAGCAGTGATTGAATTTATAAATGTAGCTGCACTATTAGATCCACTAAAAGACAATGCAGTAGTACCAATTTGATTATTAAATAAATCAAATGTATTACTACTGGTATTACCAATTCGCCACTTATTTACACTAGCATTTAAAAATATAATATTACTAGCATTTCCACCAGTATTGTTTAATGCTAACATAGATGCAGAAGCAGAACTATGTATATCCAATGGACTGCTAGGTGCAACTCCAATACCTAACCATTTGTTAGTGTTATCCCAAAATAGATTACTGTTGTCTTGACTTAATTGTCCACCAGTAGTGGCAAATATTACTGATCCACTTGTTAAACTAGCTTGTGTTATTGCGTTGGTAGTTAAACCACCAGCAGTAATAACAATACCAGCACTGGTAGTATTACCATTTGAAGTAACTACTTGTAAATTTCCAGTAGATCCAATTCCAGTATTTGCAATTAATACCCAGTTTGTGCCATTATCTACAAATATCTGGCTAGTATCAGTAGATATAAAGATCCTACCACTAAAACCAGCAGCAGGTCTATTTGCAAATATATCCTCGTATATAGCTGGTGCATTTTTTTGGTTTAATACACCGTTTGATATTCCTAATGACATTTTTTATATTTTATACGTTTACGTATCTTTTTCTTACTATTACTACGTTATTACCAGTAGTACTTGTTCCAAAGTTTACAAAGTATCTTTGCGTTGTATTTTCGCCAGTGTTACCAGTTACTTCAAATTGTTGGCTAGGTTGCAAAATAATACTTTCAATTTGCACTACGCTTGTACCATAATTAATGAATACATAACCGTTAGCATTGTCGCCACCTACGTATTGACTTGTATCAACTGTATAAAAATCAATCTCATATTTTAATAAACTTACTGTTACGTCACTCATATTATATAGTATTTGGTATTTTACCTAATTTTTTTCTCATTCCATTTATTGCAAAATGTACATTATAATCGCTTACAGCATTTACTGTTGTAGTAGTTGTTGTACTAGGTGCAAGTGGTGTAAATGGCGTTGCTGGTGTTGATGTTACAACTGGTTGTTGTTGTTGTTTATTCATATACCAGTAAATACCAAAACCAATTAATGCTAACCATATAAGGCTATTATCGTCTTTCATATTTTTATTATTTTATGTGTATTGATCTACTAATACTGCTGATTTAGGAATAAGGTTAATATTATCTATATTAACTGCACTTGCTTGTGCAGTATTTTGTAAACCACCACCAGTAGGAATATTTGTAATTGTACTTAACATATCCGATACTGGTGTAGGTGTTGCAACTTGTGTGCTAACACTTACAATTTCTGGTGTAGGTGCAACAGTTACGGGTTGTTGTGCTACTGGTTGTGTACTTATTACAGTTTGATCTACTGGCACATTTTGAGGCACAGTAGGAATACTTACTGCTGTTGTTGCTGGTGGAGTAGATTTACCCATTAGCCAATATACTCCTAACCCAGCAGCTATCAATAAAAATATAGTATTATCGTTTTTCTTTTCCATATTAAGCAGTTAATACGTCACTAGCATTTACAAATGCCGGTAAACCGTATGTGAATGTATCGCCATATACCACGCTATAAACACCAGCATTTAAACCAGTTACGGTCATACCAGCACCAGCATAATCATAAGTAAAAATTACATTTTGATTTTTGTCAAATAACTTTGTACCTACTTTGCTATATACCTCTTGACTTCCAGTAGGTGCGTCTACTTGTCCTACTAATGTTACACCAGCAACAGTACTTTTACTTTTAAAACTACTAAATAGCACATAAGCACCAGCTAATAAACCTAGCGTAATTAATGTATTGTTTTTTTTCATTTTTTTGTCGATTTAACTATTGACGGTAATGCTATTGCTAATACTATTGCACCTACAATATATGGTAAATATTGGTTTAAATAATAACCTACTACACCGTCTTTTGCAATAGCGTCTGCTTTTTGCTGATCTGCTATTTGTTGCAATATATTTGGCAAATCTGGTACATCTAATACACTAGGATCGTGTAATACATATACTGGATTAAAATTATCGTAGTCTGTTGGAGTCAAATATATCATATAATATATTTGTCCAGCACTACCTTGTATCCAGCTATAAATATTACCTATTCTTTGACCAGCAGTAAATGTAGCAGCAACATTTTTAAATGTGCTATCTAAAGCATTTACATTACCTTTTGCGTATAGATCGTGATTTACTAATTTATCTGCTGTTACTGTTGCCATTATTAAAGGTTAAAAAAGTTATAGCATAGCAAGTAATGATTTAAGTTGTACAGTACCCATTTGATCTAATTTTCTCAAATGATCTATTGTAACGCCTTTATTCATTAAACTATTTAAAATTGTTATTGCTTCGTTTTCATCTGCATTGTCTATTCCAGCTAGACCAGTTGCCACTGCTTCGGCAGTATTAATACCTAATAATTTAGATATTCCAGCCATTAATAATGTTTGCATATGTGGACTATTCATAATGCTACCCAGTACTCCTTTATCTTCCTCTACTTCTTCTTCCTCTAAGTCCTCTGCATTTAATTTAGTTAAAATAGCGTTTTGTGTTTCTAATACTCTTTCAAGTACGCTTTCCATTTTGCTATTATAACCAACACCAGCCATTTGTTGCATACCGTACATAGGTCTTTCTAATTCAGTAGGTCTAAAGTTAAGACTAGCATTAATAGGCGATTTATCAGTAATAAAACCGCCTTTTTCCTTTTTAGGGTGCAGTTTTATAGTTAATAAATCACTAACATTATTTTGCTCAATCGCACGTAGATCGTCCTCTAATTTATTACGTCCTCGTACTTCGTCTTCATCGTTCCAACTAAATAGTAACTGTTTACGGTCTGCCCAAACTGAATAGTAAGGACTGGTTGCATTTCTATCAAACCAGTCCATTACTGCGTCAGTACCAGTTACCATAGCTTTATTAATTGCCATAGTATTGTATTTTAAAAGTGGTAGTATACACCAAAAGAATAAGCCACACCAGTAGTTGCTAATGCTGTTGGTACACTTACATAAGATTTAACCCAGCTAATCGTTAAGTCATTCACTGCTGGTAATTCAAATGTATATGGATCTGCTGCACTATTAACCATATTATTCAAAGTAAGCATAGGTACATTGTACACTAATTGCAAATCGCCTTGATATAAAGTTAAAAATGATTTTTTCATATCTGCAGTAGTAACTGGAGTTGATCCAGTTAAAGGTGTTGCAGATATTGTTCCAGCAGTATATATTTGAATAGCTGTGATTTTGGCATTACGTAAATTTGGCAAATCATTGAAGTACCACCTTGTTAGGGTACTACCCGAACTTACTGGTATTTCGACTGCCTCAAATCTTTCAAGACGTATCATATCTATTAATTATATTTTTTAAAAATAGGGGGAATTAACCGTCCCCCAGCGGTAGCGTTTAAACTTCGCAAAAGTATTATTTTACAGATGTAACGTTTTGAGCTAACAATCCGTAGAAAATAGTAGCTACATAAGTATTACTATCTAAAGTACTAGGAGCTGCTGGTAATTGTAATGAAGCATTAATATTACTAGCACCATTCAATACAATGTTAGGCTCACAAACTACCATAGCGTACTCATCAAAACTTTGCTCATCTTGTGTGTATTGTGCTGGAGATGTTGCAGTAGCACTGTTGAAGTTTGTATTTTGTTGTGTTTGTGGAATATCCAAGTGTTGTAAAATTGACCATTTTGGTAAAATGTTTTGGTTATTTACTTGAATGTTAAAATATCCATTATACACACTATATAACTGAGCATTACCAGTTGGAAATGCTGTTAAGTTAGGATATGAATATGATCTAGCTGCACCGTTAGTTGCTGCACCAGATACTAATAAGAACTGAATAGAACTTACGATAAACATATCTTGAAGTTGCAAGCGAACCTCTCTATTAGTCGGAGTTGTAGCACCAGACTGTAATTGGTTCACTAAAATTGGAACTTGATAAGATGCAGAAGAAGTATTTAATAAACTTTCACTTCTTAAATATGAAGGAGTTAAAACTGCGTGTGATGCGTCATATCCTAATTGATTGATCAACGTTTTAGCATTTTCAAATACTAAACGAGATCCCATTTGAGTTTGGCTCATTTTATTATTTTTTTATATTTTATTAATAAAGGTTAAAAAAGTTAATTAGCATTGCTCCATAATAGCAGCATTACGAATACCAGCTATGTATGTACCAGCAGATGCTCCTTGATAACCAGCAATGTTAGCTACTGGTTTATTACCATAGTAGTTAGCACCGATACCAGAAACTAAGCCAGTTGTTTTAACTAAATTCAATCCACCTACTGCAATCATACCAGCACCTAATTTTGCACCGATGTCGCCTTTAATGAATTTTGGAGTTAAAATACCTAAAGCTACTGGTACTGCTCCATTAATTAAACCTTGAGTTGTAGACGTTTGACCAGTTGTCATAGGAGCTACAAATTTTTGTACTAACACTTGTGCTAATACTGCACCACCAGCAATATATGCTGCAGATGCTACGCTTCCAC